GAATACATTTTGGAAGCCGCGGATGTCATCGACCGATACCGTGGTACCGGGCGAGCCGAGCGTGACTCGCACCCGCGTATTGCCGCCGAGATAGGTATTCAACAGCGCATTCACAGCCAGAGTATCCAAGGTACGTGCCGCCTGCTCGGCGAGTTGTCGCGCATTCATAATGAACTGATTTGCGATGCCGACCTTCTGCGTCACGACGTTGAGATCGACCGTGTCTCCATAGGCATTCAGTGTCAGCGTGTACTGCTCAACCCCTGGTACCGAAGGCGTCATGCCGTTGTCGAAATTGGTGTTGTTCGATGGCACTAATGGCGTCGTGGCAGGCGGCCGCAGGCCGGTGCGCGTCTTGGTCTTGGTCTCGCCGATCTGACCTTCAAACGGTTCGCGGTCTGCGACGGCACGATACGCCAGCTTAGCGCGCAGAGCTTCTTCGAACGCGTGCTCCAGATAGCCTTGCTGAATGATCGGTTGCAGTTGCGCCGGGAAGTTCTGAATGCCCATGGGGGACTCCTCGTTGTCAGATGGGGAAGCCCCTGGCCGTCATGGCCCGGTGGGCGGTCAGTCGCCAGCGTTATCGGCGCCGGCTCGCGATCAGCGGTAGATGCCGTGCTCGCGTTCGAATGCGCGACGTTCCTTGTCGTCCATTTCGCGCACGCTTTTGGTCTTCGGTGGTTCGATCTTCGGAGTCGCCGCAGTGCTCGACGTGCTGGCCTGGCCGAATAGCCACGGCTTTGCCTTCTTCGCATCGGCAAAGAGGGTCGCAGGGGTGACGATATTGCTTTCCTCATTCAGCTTCACGCCAGAGGTGTCAAGCAACTTCAACCCCTCGACATCGATCATGCCTGCTGCCAGAGCAGCCGCTTTCAGCTCCGCGTGGATGATCCGGGCGTCGGCGGCGCGGCGCGCTTCGGCGATTGCCGCCTGGGCGTCTTTTCTCGCCGTGGCGGCGGTCTCGTCCCGCTCTCGCTTCGCAACCTCCATCTCCTCGCGCGCTTTGGCCGCTTCGCTCTCATGACCACGCGCCTTGTAGCGCCATTGCTCGTTTTCTCGCCTCAGCTCTTGCACGTAGTCGCGCGAAAACGTCTCCGGCTCCTTGGTGGCCGCGGATTTCGCCACGGGCAGGTCCTGAGTTAAGGAAGTAACCGACATCGATGTCCTCTTGGTTGCAGCAGCGTCACAGCGTCGTGCCGGTTATTCCGGCATCGTCTCCGTTGCGTTCACCCGCGCACCCTGATTGCCGGCACGCAGATCCGCTGTGGCTTCGTCAGCGGCGATGCGCGCCAGCTCGACGGCCACGTGGTCCACGTCGTAGACTGGCGCCCGATCCTTGACGGCGGTCTCGCGGCTGATCAGTCCGGCGTCGCGCAGCGTCGCCAAGGTGCTCGCTGCCTGCTGTTTGTCCTCGCCGGTCGGCGGGAACCACTCAGGCCAGCGCAGTGACAACGGCGCGGCTGCGGACAGCCGCACCGATCGTCCCAGCACCTTGATCGGATACATCTGTGCCGCCGCCACGATCATTCGTGTCAGGCGCAGCAACCCTTCCTGGCCATAGGAAATGCGCAACCGATCCGCCAGCCATATCAGCGGCTGGTGCAACATTTCCATGGCACGGCCGGACTGCGCCGCGCTCACCTTGTCGGCGTTCGAGCGGTTGCCGTGCACGCTCTCCAACGCCAGCTCGCGCAGCGTCCGCACGTAATCCAGCACGGCCGCCGACGCGGTGCCGCCGATCTCCAGAAGTCGCGCGTCGCCCTTTTCGCTCACCACCAGCGCGTTGCCCGCGCCTTTGATGATCTCGCCATCCGGCGCCGCCGGCTCCTTGATCAGCAGCGTCGGGTCGGAGCTGTATTTCAGCCCGCGCCCGGCTTGGCTCAACTGATAGTCGATTTCGACTTGCGCATCGATCGCAGAACGGAATGTGCACCAGCCGTCGGGAGCATCGCCGCCCGGCAGGTTGCGGATCCAGACCATTGGCACGAAGCCCAGAGCGTGCCGTACGCTGCGATCCGCGTCGATCTCCAGGGCTGCGAGCGGTCCGTCGGCTGCCACCCGCATGGGTAGGAACCAGGTCTCGTCGTCCGAGGTCCACTCGCGGGCGAACCAATGGTCCGCATCCAACTCGTCCTCGCGGATATCGAAGCCCTGCTCCCGTAGCGCCCGCCCGCGTACCTTGTAGCGCTCGCGCACCGACACCAACCTGTCCGGCGCTTCCGGGTCACAGACCGGAGTGAGGTATTGCGTGTCCAGCACGTCCAGGAAGATGCGCCCGTGCAGCACGCGCAACAGGATCGCCACCGAGCCGATCGAGCCTCGCATGGCTGCGTCGATCATAACGCGATTGGCACCTGCCTCGACCAGCAGGTCGTGCAGCGACTCCCGCGTTGCTTCGTCGGCGCAGTCGATTGTCGGGAACCGCCCCTCGCCGAACAACAGCGATACGCTGTCCTCGACCACTGTGCGGCACAGCGCATACCGCACGCAGGGTCGGCGGTCCCGTAGCGGCACGTATTCGCCGCCCGCCTTCCGCTCATCGTGGAACGGGTGCGGCAGCACATCATAAAGCGTGCCGTCCAGCACGCGGCGCAGCACCTCTATGCGCCATGCGCGCTCAGGCAGGTCCTTGTCCTGCGGCATGCGGGCAGCGATCGATCCGAACATTGGTGACTACCTGCCCTTGACGCGATTGAGCCGCGGATTGGCCTTGCGTGCCGCCGCGCCAGCGCGGCGCGCACCGGCGGCAAGTTCGGCCGCGGCACGCTCGATGCTCATGCCCTGCCGCTTCGCGATCGATCGAGCCGCAGCCTTGAAGCCGGGATGGGCGTTACGTCCCATGATAGCGTCTCTCAGAACGGATATGCGCCAGGGGCTTTCGGCGGTCTCAGCGGCCCATGATCGGGATTGTCGTCCGCCGGGCCGGCTCAGGCGGCGCGACCAGGGCGCCAAAAGCGCGGGCCAGTGCATCCACCTGGTCATCGTGGCGCCCCGACGGAAAGGCCGCCAGCTCATCGAGCAGCGCGCGGTTCCATGGCGCACGCACCAGCCCGACGTTACCGACATTGACTTGCGAAGCAACCGGTGCAGCACGGGTCGCCTTGTCGCCCGTTTCCGAGCTCGCCTCGACCCGAAAACCCGCCAGTCTGCGGGCCAGGTACAGCACTTGTCCCTTGCCCGCCTGGCCCGGGTCTTGTGGCAGCCCGATCAGCACCTCCCGACCGTCGACACCAGCCGTGTTGACGATCGCCGCCTCCACTTCATCCGGTCCGCCGCGCAGCCTCACTACGTCCAGCACGACGAACGTGCCGTCGACCAACCGTCCGAGCTTCAGCCCGACGGTCCAGTCCGGATCCGCGGTTCCAACGGCCGCCGTAGCTGCCAGGTCCCAGCCCCGCGCCGCGCGGCCCTCGGCCGGCGCTACATCCAGAATTGGAATGCGCCCCACCCGGAACAACGCGCCTTCGGCCGGCCGCGGGTCCTGCTGATAGAGCGCCGACCAGTCTCGCTCGCCCAGCGTGCGGCGCTTGTCGGCAAGTTCTGCCGCCGACTCCCACTCCGGCCACAGCGGCTCGCCGAGCGCTCGACCCAGCGGATCATTTGACCCGGCCACAGCCGACAGCGACAGCACCCGCCAACGCCCCGGCTCGGTCAGCAGCAGTCGGCCTGCCAAATCGTCCTCGTGCCAGCGAGTCATAATTAACAGGACACGGCCCCCAGGCTTCAACCGGGTCAACAGGTCGGCACGGAACCAGTCCCAGGCGCGTTTGCGATGCGTTTCACTTTCTGCTGCCTGGCGCGACTTCACCGGATCATCGACGATGGCTAAGTCCGCGCGGCGCCCGGTGATCGAACCACCAACGCCGGCAGCATAATATTCGCCGCCCGCGTTCGTGTCCCACCGGCCCGCTGCCGCATTGTCGGGCGCTAGGCTGAATCCTATTGTCGCAGCGTGCTCGGCGATTGTATTGCGCAACCGCCGGCCGAAATGCTGCGCCAGCTCCGCCGTGTGCGATGCCGCAATCACGGCAGTGCGTGGATGCCTGCAGAACCACCACGATGGAAACAGGATCGACGCATAAGTCGATTTTGCCGAGCCCGGCGGCATGAACACCATCAGCCGGTCAAACTCGCCGCGCGCGACGCGTTCAAGTTCGTCGATCAGCAGCCGGTGGTGCCGCGCTGGTGTCTGGCCAAGCGGCGCCAGCACATGCTCAGCCCACACCGTCAAGTGCCGCCGGATCGTCCGTCGGTGCTCCTCCAGGATCAGCGCTCGCATCTTGGAGTCGGCCAGCAGCAACGACTGCAGCGATCCAGCCAGAGATTGCGCGTCCGAGCTGGTCATCCGTCAGGATCTCGATGTCGTCTGCGACACGCTCCGTCGGCGACGATGTGCCCCAACCGCGGTTCAGAAGCGCCACTGCTGCACTCACCCGCGCCGCGGCCGATGCCGACGCGTCGTCAGTGATCTTCGCCAGCGTCGCGATGGCTAACTCTGTATGTTCCCGAGCCGCCTCGACAACAGGCCGCACCTTATTTGTGCTGCCCCGCGTGCGGCCGGCTATGCTGGGCACAGGCCGATCGTCACCCATTTCTCTCGTGAGCGTTCCCGATATTCCGGGAGGATACCATCACTTGCCAGGCCGATCTCGGTGCCACCACCTGCCTGTGCCACGACTAGGTCGAGGGCGATGGCTCCGCTGACGTATGATTTGCTTGAACTTCGGTGGCGGCTGCAGCTTAGCTGCGAACCGACCAGACCGATGGGACCGCGGGAAAGAAGGTCGACGCCAGTCTGCACGAGCAGAACGTCATCATATCAAATCTTATACACCATCTTGGGGTGCCTGGGCAAGGCTTTTT